TGAATTTCGTCGTCAGGATACAAAGAACAGACAAAATTCTATTGATGACATTGATGAGTTCACCCAACAGGAACTTCAAATTGCTGTGCAACGACACTTTGAGTCTGCTATGGATCTTTATCAACATATGCTTTCTATAGGAATTGCAAAGGAATGTGCCCGCTTTGTGCTTCCATTAGCAACTCCAACAAAAATTTACATGTCGGGCTCAGTGCGCTCATGGATCCATTATATCGATTTGCGTTCTGCTAACGGTACTCAGAAGGAGCACATGGATATTGCTAACGAATGTAAGTGTATCTTTGCTGGTCAGTTTCCCGTAATTGCAGAAGCACTTGGATGGACGGAGCATAATAAATAATACATAAACTGGATCTCCATATGAACGTAATACGAGACGTTAGTTATGTCCAAGTTGCGAAACTAATAAAGCATAACTATATTGTTGCTATTTTCCAAGGAAAAGACGAGGGAGGTCCAAGAGCATTGGGTAACAGATCCTTTCTTTTCAATCCCATGCAAAGGGATATTGAGATTAAGATGAATAGTATGAAGGGTAGGGAATGGTATCGTCCAGTAGCAGGTTCTATGCTACTGGAAAAGTTTGATGAATGGTTTGAAACTGCAGGTCTGAAAGAATCACCTTTTATGACTTATGCTATTGATGTGAAAGAAAATAAAAAGGATATCATTTCTTCAATCGTCCATAAGAATGGTACGTGTAGAATTCAAACGGTCAGTGAAGAAGATAATCTTCACTACTACAATTTAATCAAAGCATTTTATGATTTGACTGGTGTTCCTATCGTAGGGAATACATCTTTTAATCTTGCTGGTGATCCAATTGTACATACTCTAGAAGATGCTTTGGAAACTTTGGATGATTCTAAATTTGAATACCTATATCTTCCTGAAAAAGCAACTCTAATCTACGCAAAGAACGAGGTATAATAAATGTATATTCTAGGAGTAAATATATCTCATGAACCATCAGTATGTCTTCTCAAGGATGGTGAGATAGTTTATTATTGCGAGACTGAAAGATTAGTTGGTGACAAGTATCATGATATTGACCATGAGGATCTTTCATTTGAACCTCAAGTAGAGATACTCAGTCAGTATACTACTTACATAGATTTTGTTATCTTTGCTTCTTATGGTACTGATCCTGAAGATTTAGATAACATGCTGATCAGACGTACTATCAGTGAGTTAGGTGAGGGTGGAGTAGATTTTAATACTTCACTATTCTATAAGCAGAATCATCATCTATATCATGCCGCAAATACGTTCTATGCCTCTGGATGGGACAGTGCAGCAGCATTGATTATGGATGGTGGTGGTGCATATGATCCAGACTATAGAGAGTCATATACGTCCAATCAGTATGACTATCCATTCAGAGAAGTAGAGACGATTTATAATTGCAACTATGATAGTCCTCTTTGGGATAAGAGTTGGTGTCATTATTCAATTCTTGATCCAATCAAAGAGAAGAATATTTTTTGGAAGAAGAGTCCGAATGAGATTTATTCCAATTCACTAAGTTGTGGAGATCTATTCAATAGAATGGTTTCTTATCTTGGAATGAATAGTGGTGATGCTGGAAAAGTAATGGGTCTTTCTGGGCATCGACTTGCTATGGAAAGTTTTGTCGAACGTATGAAAGTTTCTCGACAATTTGAAGGAACTAAACCAGAACTTATCATTGATTGGTTTATGGAAAGAGAAGGTGAGTCGGTAACAGTTCCTGGAATTGAAGATGCGATTCATGATTTCATTGAAAAGGAAAACCTAGACACCTCTCTTAGACTTCCTGGACATGATTTCTATGTCCTAGCATCACTTGCACATAAACTGCAGGAAGAAACATTCAAGCATACTTGTAAACTAATTCAAAAGACTATTGACATCACTGGACAAAACAAAATTGTCCTTTCTGGTGGTTATTTCTTGAACTGCGTGAACAATTATAAATATCTCAAGGAATTTCCAAATGTAGAATTTTTTGTTGATCCAATTCCTCACGATTCTGGAACAGCAATCGGTGCTGCTAAGTACGCATGGTATGGGATTTCCAAATCCAAAGAAAAGACTCCATTCAAAGACATTTATTTCGGACCTAGTGTATGAATATAAAATATGATGTAACCTGTGAAGATGTTGTTGAACGTATACTTGACAAACAAATCGGTGCTATTCATCAGGGAAGATCTGAAGTAGGACCGAGAGCATTAGGAAATAGATCTATTATCTTTGATCCCAGACTTCCTAATGGAAAGGAAATAGTCAATACTGTTAAAAAGAGAGAAGAATTCAGACCATTTGCAGGATCTGTTCTTGAAGAACATGCTCATGAATGGTTTGATATGATCGGTTTAGATCGTTCTCCCTTTATGACATTTAATCTAAGAGTTAAGTCTGATCGACAAAAATACATTCCAGCAATTACTCATGCTGATGGGACATGTAGAATTCAGACAGTTAATAAAGTAGATAACGCAAATTACTATAATCTCATTAAAGCATTCCATAAGAAAACTAAAATTCCTATGGTTCTTAATACATCATTTAACCTAGCAGGACAAGCAATGGTTGAGAATGTGAAGCAGGCTTTGAAAACACTGAGTAAATCGAATATGGATTATGTTTATTTTGCTGATGTAAATATGCTAGTTGAAAAATGAATCTTGTAGCTTTATCATGCAGTGGACATGAATCTGGTGTAACTTTTCTTGTTGATGGGAAATTATATGAAACTATCTTAGAAGAACGATTGACAACAATCAAAAAAGATAAGCATTTGCATCAAGTCTTTGAGAAGATTGGTCAGTTTCATGAAAAGTTTGGTATCGATAAGATTGTTGCAACAAATGGAACTGACGGTGACTTTATTTTTACTAGAGAATCTCTAGAAAAATTTGGAATCACTAAAAAGAATGTTCAGTATGAAGAAGAGTGGGAACGTCATCACTTATATCATGCAACATCTGGATTTTATGCTTCTGGTTTTGATGAAGCAGTTTGTTTGGTTGTAGATGGTTGGGGTGCAGATTTTAGATTGCTTCAACTGCTTGATATTCTTGGGATGAACAAAGTTCTCTCTGAAGATCAGCAAGAACAACTTGAGGATTTAGATAAATGGATGTTCTTAGAAACAACATCCATTTATAATATGGCATATCCATGTGAGGATGAGTTACTCTATAAGAATGTTCTTCTCCCTCATCCACAACCTGCAGATTTTCTTGTTAAAGATGAAGCACCATATGAGTGGATGAAAAAGATTCAAGAAAGTGGAATCATAAACTGTACATCCAATTATGATGTTGGAATGTTGTACGGTTTGATCACCAGACATCTTGGATTTGAAGATAATGAACAATGTGGTAAGACTATGGGACTTGCTGGTTATGGAAAACTCAATCCCAAGTTACCTGATTATATTTTAAATAATGGACTAACTGATATGAATTTTGCTTTCAGTGATATGAAAGTGAATACTTATAACTTCCCATCAATGGAACACTACGATGACTTTCAACATCGTGCGGACATTGCATATAAACTTCAGAAACATACTGAAGATATTTTTAGAATGAGAATCAATCAGATCATTCAGATGAAACCTGATGTTAAAAACATTGTATTCTCTGGAGGATGTGCTTTAAATATCTGTGCTAATTCTGTAATACAAGAAGAGTTTTCTGATATTAACTTCTATGTTGATCCTGTAGCAGGTGATGCATGTCAGTCCTATGGTGCGGCAAAGTATTTTTATTATAAAGAAACTGGATCGATGATGAAAGATCCATTGACTACAACTTATTTTGGACCAAGACCTCCAAGTCCACCTATGTTGAAAAAACAGATTGAGTTTGAGGTTGCTAAACACAACGAAATGCGATATACTGACGAAAGTCGGAGGAAAAAATGACAAAACGTGCTTTGATTACTGGTGGTGCAGGTTTTATTGCCCACCACCTTATCTCACAAATTCTAAAGAATACTGATTGGGAAGTAGTAACTCTTGATCGACTAGACTTCAGTGGTAATCTGAATCGTCTTCAAGATGTACTGAAAGATTTCCCTGCAGAAGAACGTGCTCGGGTTAAGATCGTATTCCATGATCTTAAAGCTGCAGTCAATCCACTAATTGCTGCTGACATCGGTAAAGTAGATTATATTCTACACCTTGCTGCTGGTTCACATGTGGATCGCAGTATCGAGTACCCCATGGAATTTGTCATGGACAATGTTGTAGCAACCTGCAACATCCTTGATTATGCTCGCAGTCTAGATCATCTAGAACGGTTTGTTTACTTCGGCACTGATGAAGTCTTTGGTCCTGCACCAGATGGCATTCTCTATGAGGAGAATGATCGGTATAACTCTACCAATCCCTACAGTGCAACCAAAGCAGGTGGTGAAGAACTAGCAGTTGCTTTTGAGAATACTTATAATCTCCCTGTCTACATCACCCACACAATGAATGTCTTTGGACAACGGCAGCATCCAGAGAAGTTCATTCCCATGTGTATCAAACGCATTCGGGATGGTGAATCTATCACCATTCACAGTGATCCAACTAAAAAGATTCCTGGTTCACGACATTATATCCATGCCGAAGATGTTGCTGATGCATTGCTATTCCTGCTAGGAAAAGATGTTCAATCTTATACTTGGGGTGGTGCAAAGTGTCCTAAGTTTAATATTGTTGGTGCAGAAGAACTCAACAATCTTCAACTTGCTCAAATCATTGCGGACATTCAAGGCAAGGAACTCAAGTATGAGATGGTTGACTTCCATTCTGCCCGTCCTGGACATGACCTACGTTATGCACTGTCTGGTGAGAAGATGCGAGCAATGGGTTGGGTTCCTAAGGACATCCGAGATCGTATTCGTGAAGTTGTTGAGTGGACTCTCGCAAACGAACGTTGGATTAAACTCTAAATACACTACACTTTGAGATAAACATGGCAACATATCCAGTAAAACACAAGGAGACTGGTGAAACTAAAGAAGTGAAGATGAGTATTCATGATTGGGATCAGTGGAAGATTGATAACCCAGAGTGGGAACGATACTTCACACCTGAAAATTCACCAGGACTAGGTTTAGAACCAGTTGGTGAATGGAAGGACAAACTCGTCAAGTCTAAACCAGGATGGAATGAAGTTCTGGAACGAGCATCTAAACAACCTGGAGCACAAAATCTAAAGATCTGATATGGCTAGAAGGAAAAGGAATAACGATAACGTTGGTATCAACTCGGAGTACCATCGTCAGGCACTAAAAGGAAAGAAACCGATCAATACTGATCACCTTTTAGATATTGAACCACTTACTGCAAACCAGAAGAAGTTGTTCGATGCATACGAAGCAGGAAAGCATATTGTTGCATACGGAACTGCTGGTACAGGTAAGACTTTTATCACCCTATATCATGCTATCAAGGATGCTCTGAACCAGTTCACACCATACGAAAAGGTATATGTGATCAGGTCTCTTGTAGCAACCCGTGAGATTGGTTTCCTTCCTGGAGACCATGAAGACAAGTCTAATCTCTATCAGATCCCATACAAGAACATGGTCAAGTACATGTTCCAAATGCCATCTGATGCCGAGTTTGAAATGCTCTATGGGAATCTAAAGACCCAAGGAACTGTCAGTTTTTGGAGCACTTCATTCATTAGAGGTACAACATTCGACAATGCTATTCTTCTTATTGACGAATTCCAGAACTTGAACTATCATGAGCTTGATAGTATTATCACACGGGTTGGAGACAACTGTAAGATCATGTTCTGTGGTGACGCAAGTCAAAGTGACCTTGTGAAAACCAATGAGAAAAATGGTATTGTTGATTTCATGAAGATTCTAGGGCAGATGCCTTCGGTTGATATCGTAGAATTTGATTGCGATGATATTGTTCGATCTGGTCTGTGTAGAGAATATATCCTAGCAAAAAATGAACTCGGTATTCTATGAAATATGATGTATTCTACAGTCCTTTTCAATACTTTGAAGAGAATACTGTAGAACTTGAAGATAAGAATTCTCATTCTGATTTTTATTATAGTCAATGTCCAGTTTGGGGTCACATGTTTGACCGAACTTTTGTTGGATATTCACCTGCGGATTTTAAACTAAGGTACTTTGATAACGTTATCGAGTATCAAATTAATGATGAAGAAATCGTTGAGATTGATCTTGACGAAGTTGACGAAGAATATTCGGACGAGAATATTCTATTTCATATGAATGACATGGGAGAAGATTTCCAAGTCATTCAATTGGTATTCATTAGTTCATTCTTCTGGGCACCATACGAGCAAGAATACTTATGGTTTGAATTCTTAGATCACCCACATACATTTGCTACTAATAACTTCGTTACAGTTGGTGGATGGTTTAATCTTGCTAACCATCCACGATCCACCTCTCTTGCTATCAAGTATGAAGCAGATAGTGATGGTATTGTAATTGAAAAAGGAGATCCTCTGTATCGTATTCGTTTTTACACGGAGAATATGGATGATAAACCAAACCTTGTGAAGAAAAAGGCATCTAAAAATATGTCTACTGCCATGGATAAACGAAGAGAAGTTATGAGTGGTGATCGAAAGTTTATGAAAGAGGTTCTCTTTGATAAAAATCTAAGAGGGCAATGTCCTTATCATTGATATGAAATACCAAATTTATTATTGCCCTTTAGAACTTTTTGATGATAATCAAATTGAACTAGAGAATCCGCGGCATCATAAAGACTATACTTACAGTGAGTGTCCTGTCTGGAAGCATAGATTCAGTAGAACATACGTTGGGTATTCTCCAATCTCATTTAGAATGGGCATAGACGGTGACATTGTATGGTATACTGCAGATGATGAAGAGGAGGTTGAAGTTCCTCTATCTAAAGTCAAGGATTACTATGACGATGATGTCATGTATTTCTCTCCCGTTGACATGATGCATTCGCATCCAGTTGTTCAACTAAAGTTCCCTAACACTCATTTCTGGACAGACTTCGATAATGAATATGTCTGGTTTGAGATGTTAGATCACCCAGAAACTTCACTGAACAATAACTTTATTGCTATTGGTGGGTGGTGGAATCTAGGAAGTCATCCTAGAACTACGTCTCTTGCAGTTAAACTTCAAGACTCTAAAGGAGATCTTTGTATTCAAAAAGGAGATCCTCTCTATAGAATTAGATTCTATAGTGACAACATGAACGACAAGTTCAAACTTACTAAGAGAGATGCATCAGATAACTTGTTTGATTCGTATGATAAACGAAGAGAACTTCTAACCAGTGATCCTAAGTTTATGAATCAAATGCTATTTGATAAGAACGCACGAAAACAATGCCCATTTCATAATGTTTAAACATATTGACATCGATCTTCCTGACCTGACCCGTGAAACTATTGATGGTGTCAGGTTTTATAGTGTTCCTGATGAGGATCAACTCCTTAAACTTGTATCCATTACCTCTGTAACAAGTCACTTCAACCGAGAGACCTTTGCTAAGTGGAGGAAGAGGGTTGGTGAAGATGAAGCAAATAAGATTACTAAGAAGGCTACAAGTCGTGGCACTGACATGCACACTCTTGTAGAAAACTTTCTTAAGAATGAAGAACTTCCTTCTGGTTCTGTTCAACCTCTATCAGAATTTTTATATCTTCTTGCTAAGAATGACCTGAAACGTATAAATAATATTTACGCTCTTGAAAGGTCCCTATATAGTAAGTACCTAGGTATTGCGGGAACCGTCGATTGTATTGCAGAGTTTGACGGTGAACTTTCGATCATAGATTTTAAAACATCTAAGAAACCAAAACCAAGAGATTGGATCGAAAACTATTTCGTACAATGCTGTGCGTATGCGTGTATGCTTCATGAATTAACTGGTCTATCAGTTAAGAAGTTCGTTATTATTATGTCATGCGAGAATGGTGAAGTGGAAGTATATGAAGAGTACAATAAAGAGAAATATATCAAACTATTAGTAAAGTATATCAAAAAATTTGTTGAGGATAAACTTAATTGACTTATATGAGTCTTAATGATATAATACTTCTATGATTGATTTAATTATATGCTACCAATCTTTACCGATGTTATGCCAAAGAAAGAAAACACAGAGTTTGAAAAAGAGTTAGAAAGTAAGTTCTTTTCCCAGGCAAAAGTTTCTAAAGACATTGAAGATATCTACATGAAAAATCCTGACATGAACTACATTGATAGTGTCATGCACTTCTGTGATGAAAATAAAATTGATGTAGAGTCTATTCCGAAACTTTTATCAAAACCGTTGAAGGAAAAGATTAAGTTCGACGCAATGGAACTAAACTTCCTCAAGAGAAGTAGTAGAGCTAAACTCTCAATTTGAAAATCGACTTTTAAATCCATTTTTGGTCGAAAAAAAATCCCCAAAATTTTTCACGCGAAGGGTTTTTCAAAATATTATGTTGAAGATGACTCCATTTGATTGCTATAAAACTTATCTTGGTTTAAAGAATCACTTTACAAAAGATTCTTATGACTATCATAAGTATTGTGGTAAAACCCGTGCCTCTCTTCAGTCTTTCTATAAAAGGAAAGATCGGTATTGGTTTGAGAAAATTTCTAGACAGAAGAGTGATGATGAAGTTAGGGACTTTTTTGTCTCTAACTTTGTTTTATGTGATGACCCACAAACTTTGTGGATTGGTGAGATAATTCGTTCTGGTCAAACAAATTACACAAGATGGCAGAAAAGACATCAATCTATGTCATACATGTTTAAGGAAGAAATCGGTGATATTCTTTCAGATCATGGATTTGATGAATTATTCTCTACAAAGAAAGGGCATCCAATACTTCTTAAAAAGTATCTAACAGGTGATGTATCTATTGAAACTATGGTAATCCTAGAGAAAATTCTAGGTTATAAGAAACAGTTCGATAAGAATTTACAAGACCCTGTATGGGAACTTACTAGTCTCAGAATTAAAAAGTATATTCCCTTTCTAAATATCGATATCTTTAAATACAAAAAAATACTTAAGGAGATAGTGTTATGAGTTTCTTTGAATCTGAACTCGTACAGCAGGAAATGAAAGATATTTCCAAGTTGCAAGAGAAGGTATATGGTAACGTATTCATATTCCCAAGTCTAGATCGTGAGGGAAAACTTAGACACATTAATGATCTAGAGACTCTGATGGAAAAGCAAAAGATTCTCTATGTGAGACTTGCCTTGTCAGATGACTCTGATGCTGCTCTCATGAGAACTCGTATTCAGGACTCTGCGACCCTGATGGGTCTCCCTGAAAACGTTGACATGAACGCACTTTTTGCTAACATGACACAGTTGGTCCAAAACTTGAAGCAAGAACTTGCTCGGGAAACCAATTGACACTAAATAGAATGCCTGCTATACTTGCAGAGCACACAAGCCACAATACAAACAAACCGAGGTATCCGAATGTCCTTTTCAAATCTAAAGAAGCAATCTTCACTTGGCAACTTGACTGCCAAACTGGTGAAAGAGGTAGAAAAACTCAACACCAATAGCAATACTGATGATCGTCTTTGGAAACCAGCACTTGACAAGTCTGGTAACGGTTATGCCGTCATTCGTTTCCTTCCTGCTCCCGATGGTGAAGAACTACCATGGGCAAAGATGTACTCCCATGCCTTCCAAGGTCCTGGTGGTTGGTACATTGAGAACTCCCTGACTACCAACGGTGGTAAAGACCCTGTTTCCGAGTACAACCGTGAGCTCTGGAATAGTGGTAACGAAGCAGACAAGGAAACCGTCCGCAAGCAGAAGCGTAAACTGTCCTACTATGCCAACATCTATGTTGTCAAGGACTCTGCAAATCCTGCCAACGAAGGTGGTGTATTCCTTTATAAGTTTGGTAAGAAGATCTTCGACAAGATCATGGCTGCAATGCAACCTGAGTTTGAAGATGAAGAACCCATCAATCCTTTTGATTTCTGGGCAGGTGCTGACTTCAAACTGAAGATCAAGAAAGTTGCAGGTTACTGGAACTACGATTCTTCTGAGTTCGCACGTCCTGCTGCTCTACTAGATGATGACGATGCACTAGAAGCACTCTGGAAGAAAGAGTATTCTCTATCTGCTCTGACTGCTGCAGATCAGTTCAAGACCTACGAAGAACTGAAGACTCGTCTTGATTATGTTCTTGGTAACAAAGGCACTCCTCGTTTCCAAGACCAGGAGACTGTTGAAGAGGAAGAACAGTTCCGTCGTGAGAACCGTGGTGAGGTAGAAACCTCCTTCACTCCTAAGTTCAAGTCTGAACCTGCACCTGAACCTTCTCTTGAGAGAACTGTAAGTTCTGATGATGAAGACGATGCTCTATCTTACTTCCAGAAACTTGCTGAAGAATGAAGTGGACTTATGAGAGGGCATGTCTAACCCTCTTAGTTGTAGCAGCTTATTATAGTCTTTTATTTAAATAGTAGTATCTTTAAGGGTTCCACTGATGTATTCAGAGGAACCTTTTTTGTATGTAAGAATATCTTTTACATCGTCAAGAACAATGTTTAGATAATCTGCTTTTAAAACGAATATTGATCTTCTTTTCTCCTGCAATCTCTCTTCATAGACATAGTTTGTTATTGGAGTTCCAAAATTAGTATGGAACTTTATCTGCTGTGCATTAGAATCGAAATATTCAAATTCGTAGTCTTCAGGTATAATTAATCCTTCTGGAAAAACTACTGCTCCTGCACTATCTTTTAGTTCTTGACTTTCAATATGATGAGTTTCAAATAGTTTTTCTTCGGTTCCATACTTTGTTACAAGATAATCATTATAGACATACTGAGGAATTGGCCATTCAGATTGAATGTTTAAAATATTGTTTGAAACTAAAATAACCCAATCTAAATCCGCATCATCATAATACTTAAATGCAACTTGATCTGGTCTTTCGTCACCAACAATAGTATACTTATCAAAAAATACTAGATTATTAAAAATATCATTTCGTATTTTTGCTCTCTTAAAAATATTCTTTACTGCAATTTTATCCCCATTAAGAGAGTCTTCAAGGAGATTTTGGTATTTGAAATTTGGTAAACGTTGAAAGTAATTTGACATGATTAGAATCCGATTTCCTCCAGATCTGATACTTGTTCTGCATAATCATCATAGTAAACAGGTTCAGTTTCAGCAAATCGTAAAGTCATTTGATATGATGTCATAGTTTTTCTTTCATCATCAAATGTCATGTAAGAACCATCTGGAGTATAATTTACACTACAATTAGTTAATACGCAGGTTTTAATTCTTCCTATTGATTTATGTACTTCACCACCACTTCTATATTGAATTCTATAAAGATTTGGTGCAAGCAAGAATAATTCAGTGGTTGACAACCTTACCGACATTGTTTGCTTGAAGAAACGTATAATTTTTTTAATATTCGCTGCTTCTGTATCAGATCTTGCAGACATAGTAAAAGTAAAATCAAAATTTCTCAATTCTGGACTATTGAATAATAATGTTAGATTGGGATTTAAAATTGCTCCACTAGTACGAGATAGCATATTACTTACACCAGCTGCTCTTTGAGCAAAGTATGATTGTACAGCAGTTTTTACTTCATTTGTCATGCCTTCATTATTTAATAAACTCATTATTTGATCTGACTGATT